GTTCGTTTGAACAGTTTAGTACTTTTTATCAAGCAATCCAGCCCTATTAAGAACGGTTGCGAATTCCTGCCTTAACAGAAATCCTCTCGGATTATCGACAAGACCATCCTTATCTCCATCAGAGAACAAACCACTCTTAACGCCTTTCTCGCACGACTCCTTTGCATAAGCCGAAACAGGTTGTGTAGCGAATCTTTTTGCAATCCTCGCCATTAAGATATCAACTTCTTCATCTGTCAATTTTGAAAAATCCACGTCTTCGACCTCCTTTATTCTAGCTTCAAGCTTTTTATTGACTTCTTTTGCTATATCTCCATGGAGCCTATATAAGTATTCCCCAGGGCAAGACTTGTTTGCGAACCAACGATGAACCGTCATGTTTTGTTTGTCAACTTGCCCAATCAATGATTTATCAGCCTTCCATAGCAGTTGTTTTATATTGTTTCTCCTACAGATATCTGTAAGGAGTAAGATTAAGGATTCGTACGCTTTGCCAGAAACGGGCCAATTCGGTTCTCCTCCATTATTTGCAACCTCAATTGTTATGGCTCGCTCGTCATTAGAAGATGAAGAAGTACACCAAGAACGATTTTTTTCCTCAACATACATTCCTATTCTTCCGTCTGAACCTATGCCATAATTACTACTTGCTTTTCTCTCCGGTCTTACAAAGATATCCCCACATGTCTCAATTGAACAATTTCCAGCCATACAATGAATTGTAATAGTATCAATGACATGTTTTCTTGGGTTTGTACTATTAGGAGAGATTTTGGTATATACTACCAATGGACTGTTACTCATTTTATCACCCCTTTGTATTAAGCGACTGCCTACGAGCCGCGTTTAATGCCGCATTTCGGTTCATAAGCTCTTTTCTACTCATCTTTTTGGGAGGATTGTTCTTAATGTTGCATACATTAATTAAAGTCAACAATCTATTAAGATGCCATTTTTGGCATTCAAATGGTATGTTTAATGCCACCATCCAATAATAGATGATTTCTGCTGTAATTATCTCCCGATTTGGAGGTCTCTTATCTTTAGTAAAAATGGTAGCAGTCATAGGTGCCTCAATGTATTTAGTAACCTCTCTAATTTGTGCATTTGTCACGCCAGCATAATCATCATAGTTCATATGTTGTGTAATTGTCATACATCTTATGTAATCTACAGATTCGTCAAAAGTCTTTTCTTCTTTAGATAAAAATGGTTTACACCACTTTGACTCCCATTTTGAAAGTGAGACCAGAGAGTGTTCTAACAGCAATACTTTTTCCTTTGTATTGATAAACTCATTACGTGTTTCATCATATTGCTCGATGGCAGGTATGATAAGTTTTAACATCTCTCCTGGCCTCCTTTCATAATTTGAATTACTTTATCTGGATGCAGGAACCTCAGCATTCGACGCAATTATTGGCGTAATGCCATTAACAAAAGCCGCTGCTGCTTCCGCATTGCCAGCTAATTCCATAAATAATTCGCTGTATGCTTCTGTTTGAACGAAAGCATCGCGTAATTCCTGATTCTTAACAAATCTCTTTCCGTCAGGTGATTTCTCACCATAAGCTCTAAGAATGAGATCCTTAAACATCTCAATGATGCGTTTAGTATCTTTTTCCTGCACGATCTTTTTAAGCAGATTTGATAATCCGCCGTATTCAGACATTTCCATTTCAGCAACCTCAGCTTTACTAAGATTGAAATAGAAGTCCTCAATTCTTTCGTTTCCGTCGTAATCGGTATAAGTAATAGTCTTTTTTAACATAGTGTTATTCTCCTTTCAGTTTTCAAATTATAAAATTAGGGCTCCCATATTTCAGAGAGCCCGAATCTTTTGTTACATAATACTTAGAGAGTCACTGTCTCGAAATTCTTTACAGTCGATGCCAAGGCTTGCCCGTAGATATCAACCACGCCACTAATGGTGACGATATAGATTGTATCGTTTACGAGGTCAACGGTCGGGTTGAAAGTAAGAATTTTACCAGTAGCATCCCATGTTTTTGTCCCTACAACCATTTCACCCAAAGAATCAGTAACAACTATTGATTCTTTAGCTACTTTGTTGTTGAATGTGAACACAATATCAGCGTCAATAGCAACACCACTTGCTTCATCATCCGGAACGATTGAAGAAAGCGCCAATGCGTCAGGAGCTCCTCCAGCAAACAAAGCTGCAACTTCATCCGGTAGAGGAAGACGAGGATCTGAGTTAGCGGTTCCATACAGAATATCTTCTAGCGTCGCAAGAGCTTCTGCATTAACCTTTGTCGAATCAATTGTCAAAGATGCCGTTGGTTTCTTTCCTGTAACTGCAACAGGGGTTGTTGATACTTCCCATGAGAACGTAATAGCCTCAGGAGTATCATTAATTGTAGCATAAGCTTTCTCAGAAGGAGCCGCAATGGCGCCATAGATGAGATGAAGTTTATAGCCATGATCTTCTCCCTCAATGTCGTTACCAAGAGCGGTCCTGTAACATAAACCGAAAGCCTGTCTCTTCTGTTGCCCAATAACGACCCCAGTAGCTAACACTGCGGAACCATCACAGACTGCAAAATCATCAGGGTAGGTATATGCTTCGATTGTAGCTCCAAATTCTTCAGCCGAGATTAAGTTAAGATACTTAATATCGTCGGCATAGATTGGATTTGCTTCTGCACCAGATGGGCTTTCGGTAACAGCTGTTAAGCCGTTCCAAGCAACACCCAAAGGATACAGACCCGTTAAAGGATTCTGAGGATACAGAACTCCCTGACGGACACCGGTTTCATAGAAACGTTCGCCGGTTTTATCCCAAAGAAGTTTACTCATGTTTTATGCCTCCATTCTTTCTTAATAATATAATTGATATACATCATGATTAAGATTGTCTGCCGTAAAATGCCTGTCGAAGATACATTTTGGCAATTTTCCAATCTTATCCGGAATTAGACTGTCCGGATTTGCGTCAATTACAGTAACTTGATACCGTTTATTTGTAATGTATGGATTATCGTCCGCAAAAGCGGTATCAATGTCGCTGCGCCTATAGACAATACAAGGATAGCTCAACTTGACTGTCGCTGGAGGTTGAAAATATACATTATCACTCTCCAGAAGACTCTTCAGGTTCTGGTGAAGGGATAGGCGTTGGCCCATTGTATACACCTCCTATAGTCAAGATCAGACGGGGTCTCTGAACTTCCACGTTAGTGACCTTCCAGAGAGCCCCCATCCATTTCACATATCGCATTGCATGAAAGTGTTGATAAGCAAAGGGATCTGCGACAATGCTGACCATGTTATTAATTGTGAGATTGTCGTTAAGACCTTCCCCTGCCTCCAATCGACGTGTATTCTTTATAACATCACCGTAATACTTGCGTTCAGTGACTACGTCTGTCCACACGCCAGGCGCAGTTTCGGTTGTTTCAGCATAGCCGATTTCACCGTAAAACTTTGCCATCTCTTCACCTCACTTCCATTTTGAAGCCCCCGTCAGCGGAGACTATGTAGCGATTACTCTTCTGCCGGCAGTCTTTCAATGATAAGAGCGGATTTCGGCTTTGTTAGAGCTCCAGAAATCCTGGTTTCAATCAGATACTTGTACTGGTTGTAGTCAATGTCGAAGTCGTCGAACATTGCAACCTGTCCGCCCCTGTCAGCACCGATTGTATAGTCCTTCAGGTTAACAACGATACCAAGGATCTGATGTTCGTCGTCACCAACCATACGAACTGCTTCGTTCATAGGTTCGACTTCAACGATCTTGCTAACGCGAAGAACAGAAGCCAGTTCCTGAACGGTCTTATATAATCTGTGGCCAAGCGTGTCTTTTACAAGCAACATTTCAGTAAGCAGATCGGTCGAAGTGTAAAGAGCCGGAACACCGGAACCCTTATAATACTTTCTTGCGCGAATAAATTCGTCGATAATGTTGTCGATGGTTTCATCGGCCTCAACTTCGACTCTATGAACGAACACGTTGCCATCGTCCATGGCAATCGGACGAACGTTACCTTCGTTGATCTTGTCTTCATCGCCAACAACACGACCATCACCGATAAGAACTGCACGAGCAACTTCTTCGTCGAGCATTCCACGCATTTCTTTCTTCAACCA